TAAGAAAAGATCTAGAAGACAAAGTTATACTCTTTCCTAGATTTGACTCGGTTACGGTTGGCATTTCCAATATGGACGACGGAGTAAAAGGTCGAATGTACGATACTCTTGAAGAATGTGTCATGGACATAGAAGAACTTAAAGACGAATTATCTATGATACAAATGACCCAAACTTCAAACGGTAGAGACAGGTGGGATACTCCAGAAATAGTTGTGGCAGCCGGAAAGAAAAGTAAAATGAGAAAAGACAGATACTCATCTTTAATCATGGCTAATATGGCGGCTAGAAAAATAGCAAGAGCGCCAACACCTGAACAATACCAATTCTTTGGTGGATTCGCAAACATTACCAAAAGACTCAAAACAAAAGGGTGATCAAAAATTATTCTCAGGGCCAAATTGGTTTACGGATAATATGAAAGATATTTATTAAATTGTGTATAATACAATAACAATTGAAATCCATTCCAATTACCTCCTAAAGGGTCAAAATGAACGACGAAAGATCTCTTATAACTTGGAACGAATCAGACGCTTCAAGCAAGGCTATGGCATTTGAACAGTTCTCAGAAGCTGGTCAAAATTATGCGGGCGTAACAAAGGGTAGCCACTATAGAGACTTTAAAGACATTGAGTCAAATAGATCTGTAAGACCGGGTTTTACAGGGCAGGACTATTATGCATTTAGGCCAGAGGAAAAAGTTCCACACAAGCAAAAGCGCATTATTAAGATGTGCATGGACGCTTATGATAAAGTGGGGATTATCAGAAATGTTATTGACCTCATGGGCGATTTTACATGTCAAGGTATAAACATAGTACACGAAAACAAAAGTGTAGAAAAATTTTACCAACAATGGTTTAAAAAGTGTGGAGGTAAGGAGAGGTCTGAGAGATTTTCAAATTTGCTATATAGATCTGGTCAGGTTATAGCTTATCGAAGCTACGCCAATATAACGCCAGAAATAACAAAGTATATAAAATCAATGGGCAAGGATATAACGGTAGAAGTACCTCAGTTTGAGAGGGGTCAAATACCTTGGAGGTATAATTATTTTAATCCACTGTCTGTTGATATGAAGGATAGTCAGCTTAATTTATTTTTGGGTAGAAACAGATTTGAGATAAGAACACACTCTATTCTCGACAACTTTAAAGATGGTTCCATACCATCCCACGTGCTAGATACACTCCCTCCAGAATTGAAGCAAAAAATTAGAGAGGGCGCTAGAAAAGTAGAGCTAGATCCAGAGAGAGTTTCTGTTTTTTATTACAAAAAAGATGATTGGACAAACTGGGCAAATCCTCTGATCTACGCAATTCTCGATGATATTATAATGCTAGAAAAAATGAGACTCGCTGACCTATCTGCTCTTGACGGAGCTATTTCTAATATTAGGCTTTGGACACTTGGTAATTTAGATCATAAAATTCTCCCTAATAAATCTGCGATTAATAAACTTAGAGATATACTCGCTAGTAATGTCGGTGGAGGTACTATGGAGTTAGTTTGGGGTCCAGAGCTTACATACACTGAGTCCAATAGTCAGGTGTACAAATTCTTAGGCTCAGAAAAATATAATTCTGTTTTGAATAGTATTTATGCTGGTCTAGGTGTTCCTCCAACCTTAACGGGCATAGCCGGAAATGGCGGCGGATTTACGAACAATTTTATATCATTAAAAACACTAGTAGAAAGACTACAGTACGGAAGAGACCAGCTTACCAAGTTTTGGGAGCAGGAGTGCGAGATTGTCAGAAAGGCTATGGGATTTAGAAAGTCTCCACACATTGTATATGACCAAATGAGCCTATCCGATGAAGCAACGGAAAAAAATCTTCTTATTCAGCTTGCGGATCGCGATATAATTTCTCATGAAACAGTGCTTGAGAGATTTAAAGAAGTTCCCGGCGTTGAAAAGATGAGATTAAAGAGAGAGGATAAAGATAGAAGCAAAGACAATATGCCAGAAAAAGCAAGTCCATTCCACAACCCAAATAAGGAATTTGAAATGGAAAAAATGGACAAGCAGGCTAAGATTAATGAAAAAGTGGCAGAAAAAAAGGAAAAACAAAAACCGGTCAATCCAAACGGCAGGCCGGTCAACAAACTTGACGAAGAACCTAGAAAGAAAAGAGTAGATACGCCAAAGTCTAAGCCCGGAGTTGCTGAATTTTTAGTTTGGACGAATAATACATTTGACAAAATATCAGCTACATTAAACAGCGCTTATCTAGGTATTCACAAAAAGAAAAACATGAGAGGTCTAACAAAATCTCAAGTCAGAGAGCTTGAAAGGCTTAAACTACACGTTCTTTTAAGCACAGAGGCTATGTCGGACATTTCTGAAGACGATATCTGCAAAACGGTCGCGTCTAATAAAAGGATGCCTCAAGAATTTTCAAATATTCTTAATTCTGGTAAAATTAATCCAGAAAATATGAGTATAGAGGATTACAAAAGACATGCCATTTCAGCGTATGTAGAGTACTTTTTAGATAGTTAATTCTCATAATTTAATAAAAAATTTTTTTTCGTGTATAATTGTTAGAGGTGATACATGACTATAAAAATATTCCAAAACGAAATAAACGACGGCATTGGCGAGCTTGTTAAAAGTACAGCCAGTGTTGCGTACTGCTCTGAAGCTAGTGTAAAGTCCGACGCACCAGAAGAGGTCATTGCAAAAGCAATTGCAGAAAATAAAGATCAGATAGACCTATATTACTTAGAGTCTGTTTTAGTTTCTTGCGGTTGGAACAAAAATGATGATGTGTTTATGCCGGAGGCGACTTGGGCTGCAAGAAACACACCAGAAGACAAGCAATTTAATTTTATGCACGATGAGAATGACATCATCGGTCATATTACCGGTAGCTATGTGCTATCAAAAGACGGCAAAGCGGTTTCTAATGATTCCCCGATGCCAGAAGATTTCGATATAATCACTCAAGCCGTTCTATATAATAGCTGGACAAACAGCGAAAATAAAGAAAGGATGGAGCAGATTATTGCAGAGATCGAAGAAGGCAAGTGGTACGTTTCTATGGAATGTCTTTTTGCTGGATTTGATTATGCTTTATCGAATGAGAATGGAGCTAGGAAGGTTTTAGCTAGAGATGAAGAGTCTTCATTTTTAACAAAACATCTTAGAGCATATGGCGGAAGCGGAGAGTATGAGGGATATAAAGTGGGTAGAGCATTGAAAAACATTTCTTTTTCAGGTAAAGGTTTGGTGTCCAAGCCTGCTAACCCACGTAGTGTTATTCTTAAAAGTGTTGCATTTACTGTAGATAACGATTTTAATCTTGACATAGGAGATTTAAAAATGTCTGAGAATCTTTTAGAGAAGCAATTGGCTGATGTGCAGGCCCAACTTGCTTCAGCTAAAGCGGAGAATGAGGCAATTAAAGCTCAAATCGAAGAAGCAAAAGATAAAGAATTTGCTTCCAAGGTAGAAGCTTTTGAGGCCACAGTGGAAGAAAAAGATGCAAGCATTGCAGAACTTGAGGAAAGCATCAAGAGTACACAGGCTCGCGTTGCTGAACTTGAAGACGCTCTTGCTAAATCGCAAGAAGAGCTTACATCTGCTAAAGAGCATATGGAAGAAATGAAAAAGAAGGAAAAGATGGAGAAGCGTAAAGCTGCTCTAGTGGAAGCTGGATTCGATCAAGATGATGTAGACGCAGCTCTTGCTGCTTTCGACGGTCTTGCTGACGAAGCTTTTGATTCTGTTGTCGCTATGTACGGCAAGAAAGAAAAAGCTAAAAAAGAAGCTGAAGCTGGTATGCCTCCTGAAGTAAAGGAAGCAATCGAAAAGAAGAAAAAAGAGAAAGAAGCAAAGGCTGATGAATAAGAAGCTGAAGCTGAAGTTACTCCAGAACTTCTTGAGGACGTAGAAACTTCAGAAGCAACTTTGGTAGAAGCTACTCCAGAAGTTGATGAAGTAGAATCAACAAGAGCTAGTATCTCTAACTGGCTTGAAACCAACGTACTTAATAAAAAATCGTAATTATAGGAGATTAAACTATGGCTCTTAAAGCAGATAGATACGAAGAATCAACAGACATCAGCTTTTTCTATAATGATGTTCCTGTTTCTCGTGGCGGGGTTGTATGTCTCGCTCAAGAAAGCGCTTCTGGCGCTGCTATGGATCAAGGCGGAAACTTGGTTTCTTACCAAGCTGCCGCAACAACTGGTATCCCGGTAGGCATCCTTCTTAATGATGTTGTTAACAAGGATCTCACTAGAACTCACCTTAATCAATATAAAGATGAAGTTCAAAAAGGTGGTAAAGTTACCGTCCTTACTCGTGGCTGGGTTGTAACAAGTAATGTCGAAGGCGCTCCCGGCCCCGGAGATGTTGCATATGCATCTAACAGCAGCGCTGGCGCTATTAGCAATTATGCGAGCGATGCAACTGGCTCTGGAAACTTGGCTATCGGTCGTTTCATGTCATCGAAAGATGCAGACGGCTATGCTAAAGTTTATGTAAACCTTCCTAACCACGGCGCTTAATTCTATCAAAAGGAGATAAATACAATGTCATATAAAGAAAGACCTAGCGAAGAATTTCTTAGCGTTCTTCGTCAATCCGGCGATGGAAACCTTGAGACAGCTATGGCTGCTCAAAGAGAATTTGCCGTAGCACTTGAAACACCACTCCGTAAGGGTGTTTTGGTTGGAAATATTCTTGGTAATATTTTCGAGAAAATTAATGTAGAACCCGGCGGAAGCACTGAGTATCCTTTGGATCTCATCAGTCCCGGACTTGAAGGTGAGCATGTAGCTTACACCAATCCCGGTCACGGTCGTATTCCTGAGCGTGCGGTCGAGAGCGATTACGTCATGATTCCAACCTACAGCATCACAAGCAGCATCGACTTCTTGTTGCGCTATGCTCGCGAAGCTCGTTGGGATATTGTTGGTCGCGCTATGCAAGTTATGGAAGCTGGCTTCACCAAGAAGATGAATGACGACGGATGGCACACCATTCTTGCTGCCGGTGTTGATCGTAACATCTTGGTTTATGACGCTGACGCAACCGCAGGTATGTTCTCGAAGAGACTTGTTAGCTTGCTTCAAACCGTTATGCGTCGTAATGCTGGTGGCAACACTGGTTCAGCTAATCGTGGTCGCTTGACCGATCTTTACGTTTCGCCAGAAGCTCTTGAAGATGTTCGCAACTGGGGGTTTGATCAAGTTTCTGACGCTGTTAGAACTCAGATCTACAATGCGGGTGGCGATGGCGCTCCTATCACCAACATCTTTGGCGTGAGTCTTCATGACCTTGATGAGCTTGGCGAAGGTCAAGAGTATCAAGACTTCTTCACGACTGGTCTTGGTGGATCTGTTCAAGGTAGCGACCTTGAGCTAGTTGTTGGCTTGGATCAAAGCGCTAACGATAGCTTTGTCATGCCAATGAAGCAAGAGATCTCTGTTCACGAAGATCCAACCATGCATCGTCAACAGCGCGCTGGCTGGTATGGTTTTGCTGAACTTGGATTCGGCGTCCTCGATAACCGTAGAGTTATCCTCGGCAGCTTCTAATATTCATTATTAGTTATATATTATTCTAGAAAGGTGGTTCAATTGAGCCACCTTTCTTTTTATATAATATCTGCCTAGAAATGTGTATAATATTACATACATGTATATCTAGGATTTATTCAAGGAGTATAAAATGGCTAATATGTCTGATTACCTAGAATCTGGTTTGCTAAACCACGTTTTTAGGGGTCATAGTTTCTTAAAACCTCAAGGAATGGCTATTGCTTTAACTAGTGGTGTGCCAGTCGAGTCAGGCTCTGCGCAAAATCTTGTCACGGGTAGTTTTCTTATGGAGCTTCCTAAAGATGAAGGTGATACTGATACCGGTTATCGCAGGGTTGATCTTGGTGATCCTTCTTTAGTTGGTAATTCTACTTGGAAGTTTTCAACAGACGAAGAATTTGCAGCTGGAAGCGGGTTCATAAAAAACTGTAATACTATATATTTTGGAACCGCCTTAACAGAGTGGGGTTGGGTTTCCGGTATTGCTATTTGTAGTTCTGGAGTTTGGGGGTCTGGAGATCTTTTAATGCAGTCAGAATTAGATAATCCTAGATACGTATTTAAAGGAGATTCTTTGAAATTTGATGCCGGTCAACTAAGAATTCAGTTTAAATAGGGTATAAGAAATGGCGCAGCTAACAAGGCCAGAATTTAATAGTTTTATAGAATCAACTTTACCAGATAACTCAACAAGAGAAATATCAGCAGCTGATTTAAGAACCAGTTTCTTTAACCTTGCTGATTCTATAGTCAGTTTTAATAACAATATCTACTTAAATTCTCTAAACTTTGGAACAGAAGATTCAAGAACTACCTTCGCAGGCAACAGATCTCTTGCGAGAAAAGGTGTTAATGGCTTTGTCAGTCAGGATAACTCTGCCTATGGGTTTGCTTCTCTCCAGCTAAGTTTTACCGGACTAAGAAATACCGCCATAGGGTCACATTCACTTTCCTGCGCTTCTCTTGGTAGTGACAATGTAGCGGTCGGTGTAAATTCTCTTGGTAGTACAAGTACAGGGTCTGGAAATCTAGGTCTTGGAAATTTCTCCTTAATGGGAAATAAAAATGGCAATTTTAACATAGCAATTGGTCACGGCGCTGGATATGCTGCCCCTAGTGATGGCGAATTTAAGTTTTATCTAGGTGTATACCCTCAAGCCAGCGGAGATTGCGACGATTTAGTTGATGGCATAGATGGCCCACCTCTTCTTTACGGCGACCTAAAAAGCTTACAACTTGCTATTGGTGCCTCTGGTTTTAGGGGGTCAGAAAAACTTGCTGTTTCTGGCGACATTTTACCCTATGAATCAGGCGGTGTGTTCAGCCTTGGTTCTGGTGACTACAGGTGGAACGCGCACATACAAGATCTTTATGTTAGCGGAAATATAATTACCGGAGGTGACGCTTCTTTTTATAGCTTCAATGTTACCGATGGATTATCTGCCGCCGACACAATACAAGATACAGAAACGATTACTATAAGCGGTGTGAGCGGTGTAAATGTAGATTACTCTTCTAATTTATTTAGAGTTTCTGCTGGTGGTTTGAGCGGTGTGATCGACTCTCAACTTCTTAGTCTTTCCGGCTCTGCTCCAGCGTTTAACGGCGTCAGTGGCTTGATATGGAATGTTAGTGGCTGGGCTGCTAACTACGCGGACACAGTTGGTATTTCAGCTGGTGCTTATACTCACTGGAGAGTGCAAGACCAAAATTCTGTAGGCGAAAATATCACTGACCCATCAACTTCTGAAAATACAGTAACATTTACTGGGGTTAGCGGAAACCTTACAAATTATAGATCTGATACAAATACTTTAGAAATATCAGCTAAACCAATATCTGGTATTTTAAATACAATAATAGATCATAGCGGCGATTACCTATTAAATTTAATATATAATAGTGGTGATCATTTACGAACTTATGCTAATGACGTTGAGACAAGATCTAAGACATTTACCAATCAGGCTAGTGGCGCTTTAAGAAATGCAATTGCAGATAGCGGATATTTAATTAGCGGTATCTTACAATCTCAAATTACCACAAATGATAGTAGAACTAGCGGAATCTTTAACGCCCTTTCTGGCGTAGCCCCGTCAATCTTTGGTCCTAGCGGTTTAATATATCACGTTAGTGGGGCTGCTTTTGAACATGCAAATAATATCGCTGCTGCGGCTGGTTCTTATACATTCTGGAACATAACAGATGGTTCTAATAATAAAAACATAGAACACTCTGATGTCCTTAGATTTGTAGGCGAGGATGGGGTTTCAGCGGTTTATGATAGTAGTGCTAGCGTGTTTACGATTAGTGCTTCGGATCTTAGCGGAGTCTTAATAAATACTTCTACTATAAACGATTCGAGGGCTAGCGGCTTAATATCCTTCACTAGCGGTGTCTTAGATAGATTTATAAAAACCACTAGCGGTGTATTTAGATCTGAAATAAGTGAAATAACTAGGATTAACACTGGCACTATTGATTCTAGAATAGATGACGCTATTCAAAACGATGTTTATAACATTTACGACCCATACATAGAAAACAACATAGAAGGTCCAAATGGGCTTAGTGGGATATTAAATAACAAAATCATAGCTAACAGTGGTTATATAGAAGATTTAAATCATTTCTTTGACAATAGAGCTAGTGGATATATCAATGCTTTAAGTGGTGTTAATCATTACGATTTTTATGCTCTTAACGGTATAGTTCATAAAGTCAGTGGAGTCGTACAAAGATACGTTGATAGTGAAATTGATCAATTTACCACAGATCTAACCGGAGGTAATACTGGTAGCTGGAAAATTGGAGATCAAACACTTTCCAGTACAAGGTCTATATCATTTAATAAAAAACTAAATATTATTGGTAAAGATGGATTAACTACCCTTGTTGGGGGTGATACAAGTCCTTTCTCTTTAACTGTCGATGCGGCTCCAATATCTGGATATCTTGAGGGTGTTGCTCTTGAAATAACTGGTGTGCAAGGCTGTTTCCAAACTAAATTAAATAATGTTAGCGGTTGGGCTTTTGGAACCGTAGAGGACTATGCTTATAGAAGCGGTGTGCTTGTTAGCGGTTGGGCGAATAGCTCTTTCCTGTATTATGACAATAGGGCGAGTGGTCTATCGGATCATCTTAGCGGCATACTTAGGGCTGGAATTTCTGACAGTGGTAGCTTCTTCGATAATAGAGCTAGCGGTTTAATAGATTCTGTTAGTGGGAATATTCAATATCAACTTGCATCTCTTTCTGGTTTAGGTACTTCTTATCTCGGTGAACCTGACGGCTTCATATGGAATGTTAGCGGTTGGAATAAAAGTTATACTGATCAAGAAGTTCAAGCGTTATCTTTAGCTAGTGATGCTTATTTACACTGGAAGATTAGCGATGGTACCACAGTAAGACAAATCAGAAGTCTTGAAGAAACTCAGTTTGTTGGTATTAGCGGCATAGAAACCAGCACTAAAACAACTGGTGCTAGCGGTTTGTTTATCTCTGCTAGACCTCTGGAAGAGCGTGCAAGCGGCCTGATAGAACATGCAAGCGGCGTTCTTCATGGGATTATTGGACAAAGTGGCGCAAACATACTCAGCTACGTCAACGGAGATTTCTTTAACAATACAGTTAAAACAGAAATTGTTAGATATGCAGATCAACAAGACAATATTTTTGATGGAAGGGCTAGTGGCCTAATTAATTTTGTTAGCGGTGTTCTTGATAGACATATAGATGTTACTAGCGGGAATTTAGATAGTTATATTGATACAGTCAGCGGTTGGGCGAATCTTTCATTCTCACACTATGACAATAGGGCTAGTGGGTATATTTTAGCTACCAGTGGATCATTGAGTAATTCAGCTGGTAGTGGTTTGGTTAGATTATCTGGAGGCGAATTTAACACAGCTGGAAGTGGTAATTTTGAAAGAGTGTTCCTAAATAGGAGCCATCATGCCAATGGACAGCTTGTAGCCGACAGTGGTAAATACCACGACATTGTTAACAGTAGTGGTTTCTTGGTTGTGCCTACCGCAAACACTTTCGATGAAATTAGAAACCAAATAGATCCAGCGGCAAATAGCGGAGCTATTGCTTTCGCTGGCGGTCATATGAGAGTTTCCAACGGGGTTTCTTGGCACAGACCTCCAGTTATAGAAGGGTTTATGGTTGAAGATCTAGACCCTCCAACCGATTATCTTAATCCGACAAGTGGTAAAATATTAACTAGAGATGAAAACTTCTTAGCGTCAGACACTCACTGGATTACAAACAGAGATCACACGTTTGCTGCTAGCGGTGGATACTTCTTAATGGCTATGTTGGTTAATAACGAATACAGGCCCGTCTGGAGTACTTGCTCCGGTTGCCCTTCGTGCGAATAGGAGTTTAAAATGGGAAGATCTGGCGGGTGCTGTATCACTGGTAATTGCACTGCCCCTCCATGTCCAGAGGGTACTTGTTGTTATTTAAATGAGGATATACCTCAACCAAACGGTATTGGTGTAATTGATATAATAAATAGATATACCTGTGAAGAAAACACGACGGAAAACTGTTGTATATCAAGACCCTCATCTCTTTTTAACAAGGGTGAAACTAGCTGCGGGCAGTTAGAGCTTTGCCCAGATCAATACAGTAAAGTTATTCCTTCTGTTTTTAATACAGATAAGGCATTTATATTACTAAAGCACGATGGAAGCGTTGTCACTTGGGGTGATTCATACTCTGGCGGTCAAATTTATAAAGCTTTGGAGGAATATATTAAAGATAATGTCGCGAGAGGAAATGCAATTAAGGATATTTACACAAATTCCTTTGCCGTAGTTGCAGTTGACTTGTATAATAACGCTTATTTCTGGGGCGGTGATTTATTGGATTATACTCCCGTAATTTTCGACCCAAATCTTACTTATGCTGATGTAAGAACAACTTTTTGTTGGGATGACCCGACTGGTCCTAATGGTCAAAGGTGCGGTGTTGTTCAATATTTTCAAAATATTAAATCTGTAATAGGATCTGAAAAAGCTTTCGCCGCAATAAAAACCGATGGCACAGTTGTTGCCTTTGGAGATCCTGATTATGGTGGATTCATACCGTCGAGACTAGAGGGCTTGCTTGTTAATATAGTTGAGATAGCTTCTACAGATAGATATTTTGCAGCCAAAAACGAAGATGGAGAAATATTCATATGGGGAAATGGACGTACAGCTTATGATAAGTTTGATGTGAACAGAGATGGGTCAATTACATCTTCTGATGCTTTATTTGTTGCCAATAGAGTAAATGGAGTTTATCACTCTGCGGCAGATGTCAACAGAAACGGAGAAGTCACTGCTATAGATTCCCTTCTAGTTCAAAATCAGATAGGAAAAGTTCCACTATATGATTCAGGATTTACAGATGTTAAAAAAATATACTCAAACAAACACGCATTTGCTTTTCTTAAAAATGACGGCTCTGTTTTTGTTTGGGGTGATGAAAACAAAGGCGGGAATACGGGTAGTGATCAACAATATCTCATTAATATTAAAGAGATATACAATACTGATCAAGCTTTCTTAGCGCATAGAGAAGATAACAAGATAGTGATTTGGGGAGACATAGACACTTCCGCCGGTCCTAATTCTGATTTTTACGACGAAGTGATAGAAGTTGCTGCTTCAAAGTACGCGTTTGGATTAACGTATATAGTTCAAGGTGTGCAGGGTTCATATATTACATTAAAAACTTACGCTGATGTAATCGGATCTGTTGTACAAACAAGGAAAATAAAGCTCAACGTTTTAGGTACATAGACCAAACTGGGTATCAAGAGGGTTTACGAACATTGAGTTCGACAAAAATAGAGGGTGCTTTAGATTTTTTTAATTCATATTCTGGACCCTATGATCCCAAAAACCCACCTATAAATATTGATGGCGATGAATATATAATTGGAACTGAAGACAAACGCTTACTGTATGCAAGCCAATACGCTTTTCATGTAAATTTCTTCGGTACGATTATTTCGATTGGAAACAGTCCAGACGATGAGCATAATTCACATGACTTAAATTCATTCGACACAAAGCCGGGCAACATTATTTCTACGAACAATCTTTATTTACATTCCCGTATTGCCTCCACCTCTTTCACAAATTCTATAATATACTCCAATTTATATAAAGGTACGCAAATTAGAAATGGTTCCACTTATGCTAGTACGGCAAGAGCTACCGCCTATATAACCAATTGGCTAAATTTTCCTATGACAGAATCCTATTTATTAGAAGACGGGAGAACACCAAACCAATCACAACTTAATTACGTTGTTAGCTTCGGACACGATAACTACGGAGGCTTTGGTGGCACTTCGTATAGCAAACAGAGGATAAGTTTTAATCAATGGGATTATATACCCCCTGTTATCAAAAAGGGGTATTTTGAAGCTTTGTTTAGCAATGATCATGCCTTTTGTGCTATAAGATTTAAGTCTGGACCCCCGCAGATAGTTGGAGAAGATTGGAGCGACGGTGTTCCCGCCAACGAATCGGGAGATCAGATCTTCTATGAGATAATAACTTGGGGAAATCCAAATTTCGGAGGAGATAGTTCAACTGTTAACTTTGAAGATGTTTTTGTAAATACAAAAGCGATAACCAAATATAATCCAGATGCCACAGATTTAATCTATACCCACGGCGGATGTCATCAAGATTTTTGTAATCAGGGCTTTACATGAAAAAATTATCAATAGGAATAGCGCATCACAATGATTTCAGTGGCGCGTGGTTTACGATTCAGGACATAAGAAAAGAATTATTATTCAATAAAAGGAAAGACTTATTAGAACAGATAGAGTTTGTTATTGTAGAAAATGACGTTGAATCAGATCACGCAGAAAGTTTAAAAAATTTTTCTATAAACAATCTAGCAAAAAATAAATCTTTGTCGTATAATATATGCAGGACTGAAGGAACTTCTGTTTCTAGGAACATGATTATTGAAAATGCAAACGGCGAATTTGTATTAGTTCTAGATTGCCATGTCTTACTTTGTCCAGTATTAGCTACAATAGAAAAATTAATCCAATTTATAAACGACCATTCGCTTGATGATAATATTTATTGTGGGCCGCTTGTTGGCGACGACGGCGAATCTATCTATACGCACTTTACAGATGAGTGGTCTGGAAGCAATCTTGGGAAGTGGGCATTAGCTTGGCGGTGTGAGTGTGAAGACTATTATTTTGAACTTACTAAAAATGAAGAGATAAAGGATTTAATCACGGGGGAGATTAAAGAAAGTTGCCCTAAGTGTGGCTTTAAATATTCACATGGTAGCCAGTGTAAACCTTGCGGACACACGGAAACACCTCCGTTTGAAATTGGTTCGCAGGGTTTGGGGTGTTTTTTAGTCAGAAAAGAATCTTGGTTGGGATTTAATGAACATCATAGAGGCTTTGGGGCAGAAGAATTTTATATTCACGAGAAATACAGAAAAGCAGGAAGAAAGGCAATGTGTCTACCATTCTTGAAGTGGATGCATAGATTTGGCAGACCAGACGGCATAAAATATAAATTAGAAATAGAACATATAATAAGAAATTATATATTAGAGTTCACGGAGTTAAATCTAGATCTAGATCCGATTTATGATCATTTCGTAATGGACAATAAATTCGATGAAATAGTGTATAATTCTTTTGTAAGAGAAGCAAAATATCTTTACAACGGGAAATAAAAATGGCACTTATTATAGCAGATAGAGTAAAAGAAACTACCATAACCGAGGGTACTGGAACAATTACCCTTAGTGGTGCTACATTTGGTGGGTTTCAATCTTTTTCTAGCGCTATAGGCGAAGGTAATACAACCTATTACTGTATTCAAAATTAGAGTAATTTTGAAATCGATCTTGGTACGTATTCATCCGGCACCCTTAGCAGAGACACCGTAATAAAAAGCTCTAATTCAGATAGTAAAATATCTATCACGGGTGTTGCTGTAGTATTCAGTGTTGTCCCTGCTAGTAAATTAATTTATAAAAATGAAAATGGCGACTTTGTTATAAGTGGCGATGTAAATGTAGACGATGTAAACGCTGACTTAGTTTCAGCTAATAGTGGTGATTTTGGTTTTATTCTTTCTAATGGTATTGAAAGCAGTGGTCTACTGACCCTAACAAGAGAAGATGCAGGTAATTTTTTCCATGCATATGTTGACGACTCAAACGACAGAACAATTTCTCTCTATTCTGACGCCACTACATCTCCAACTTGGAAATTAGGTATTAAAAATTCTCCATCTAGCGAAACTGCCCCTCCGACACACGGCTATATTTATGGGTCAGAAGGTTCTATTGGTATAGTTGGAAATTCAGATAATATAATATCTATATCAAATTCTAGCCCGTTTACAGTTAAGCACCAAAATGTAGATGTAATAGCTTCTCATTACGCTACTGGTACTCATATTCAGTCTAATAGCAGTTCGTATCCCGCTCTTATTGTCAATGGGGGAGCTGCACTTTTTTCAGATATTCAAAGATGGAATAATAATGCTGGAACAACATTATCAGTTGTTGATAACGCTGGAAATATTGGTGTCAGAAACAATAACCCTTCCTATCAATTAGATGTAACCGGAACTGGTAATTTTAGTCAAGCTATTCGCTTTGGTGATGGTTCACTTCAAACAACCGCCGCTTTACCGGTTTCTACCGGTTCGATAATAGACCAAAATACTTCAGACATATTAACCCAAAGCGGTTATTTTCAAACATATATAGATAGCTTAGATCATAGCGCATTGTCTGTCAGTGGTTGGGCTAAATCTTATATAGACCAGATAGATAGTAATTTACAAGGCGACATAAATCAAAATTCTGTTAATATTTCTACAGCCTCTGGCGCGCTTAGATATAGTATTGATCAAAACGCCTCAAACTTAATAACACAGAGTGGTTATTTTCAGACAGCTATAGACGGCATAGATAGCGCATCTGTTAGCGGTTGGACTCTGGGGCATGTAGATAATATCAGCGGTATTCTACAAAGCCAAATAGATTTAAATGAAACGGCAATTACCACTGTTTCTGGTCTAATAGGAGATGCTGACTTTCTACCGGGTCTTAGCGGTTCACTAATAGATCAAAATGCATCCAACATAGTTATAGCTTCTGGAGCCTTGCGTAATAGTATTAACGAATTAGACTCTGATATTACAACTGCGTCCGGCGCTCTTAGGAGTAGTATCAATCAAACAAACACGGATCTAGCAACTGCTTCTGGCGCACTTCGTGATTCTATCAATCAGAACACGTCAGATATCGGAACCGTATCTGGACTGCTAACTCCTAGTGGTGAAAGTTTTGACTTTATTGGTAACGTTCTTACATACAATAATAGTGATGGTGGAAGTTTTACCGCTGACCTATCTAGCTTGTCCACCTTTGATACCAGTGGTGTTAGTTTAGCTTATTCTGCTGGTACGCTTACTTATACAAATAATGCTGGTGGAAGTTTTGATGTAGATCTGTCAAGTATTAGTGGTGATGTCTATGCTATGATTGTAGATGGTGCGCCAAGCACTCTTGATACTCTCAACGAAATAGCTGCTGCTCTTAATGATGACGCGAATTTAGCCAATACTTTAACAACCTTAATAAGTACTACGAGCGGTAACTTACAAACACAGATAACCAGCAATGACGGTGATATAACTCAGTTAAATTCTGATATAACAACTGTTTCTGGATTACTGTATGATGACTCTGCTGTTTCTGGATACTTTGAATCAAGGGTAGATTCAGCAGATATCAGCACCGCTGCGAATTCAGGATACTTTGAATCCAGAGTGGATCAAGCAGATTCTAATATCGTAACAGTTTCTGGATTACTTTATGACGACACGGCTATTTCTGGTTACTTTGAATTTAGATCAGATAAAGCAGATTCTGATATCACGACTGTTTCTGGTTTATTATATGACGATGCTGCGATATCCGGTTACTTTGAATCAAGAGTAGGTCAAGCTGATTCTGATATTGCTACCGTTTCTGGGTTATTAGATAGTGTTACTCCAACGGGTACACCAAGCGGAGTAGGATTCTTTGATAATGGTGGAAGTTTAAGCGGTAATAGCTCCTTTACATACGACGGGGCTAATGTTAGATTATTTGGCAACATAGATGTTAGTGGTATTTCTACATTTGGTTCTGGTGTAAAAACTCCCCTGAGAACTGAGGCTGATGGAGCTACTATCACCTTTGATATGGATCAGTCTAACAATTACACTGCGGAGCTAGGGGGAAATCGCACACTAGCCGTCTCTAATGTTGATGTTGGACAAAAATTTACAATACGATTAACGCAGGACTCTGTTGGCTCTAGGGTTCCAACTTGGTGGGGTGGTATTACTTGGCTTACTTCTGGCGGATCGGACCCAACATTAAAAACTGGTGCTGGAGAAATAGATTATTTTGGGTTTATATCTACTAGTGGTGGTTACTACGAAGGTTTCCACTTAACAGAGGTTGCAACTGGGGGTGGTGGAAGCTCCACGCTAACAGTCAAGGAAGCTGACGGAACCCCGAATGTATCCAATGTTAGCACAATTGTAGTTAGCAACGGCACTTTGACCAATGATGGTGGCG